TAAAAGCATTTTTAAGTGGTTCTAGGCAAACATCTGTAAATGGTTCTGCAAAAACAATACAAATACAACAAAATATTGTAAATGTAAATTCGAATAATTCACTACTTCAAAAAACTGCATTAACTACAAATTTTAAAGCAGAAAAAATTGATAATGCAAAATTATATTTTGAAGTTAAAGGAGATAACTGGTATTTATCGGATGTAAGTTTAAGAGCTTCGCAAGAAACATCATTTTCACCAAATGAAATAACATTCATACAATCAGTACCAAGAAGTTTACCTGAAGAAACATTTTTATATCGTTTTGAATTTTATGATATAAACAACAATTACATACCTGTAAATGTAGAGGCAACTAAAACATTTGATGGTGGTAATTTGCAAAGAATACAAAAAGGTTTAGTATTTACACCACGTTCATTGGCATTTCAATTTGATTCGGGTTCAAATCCAGTGCCACCAACTGTTGTTGGATTTACAGTAACTAAAAATTTATTAACTGGTTCGGTAACATATACATCCCAATCTTTTGATTTTGATGGAAACGAATTATCGGGTTCTGATTATACAGCATCTTTTACAGGAAGAAGATATCCTGGTTTATTGAGTGATATTACATCGGATGCACCAACAATGACAGTTGGTAACTTTACGGGTTCTAGAACTGATAAGACTGTTCAATTAGTTAAAATTACAGGAGAAGTTGAAGGATTTACTGATAGTGTAATATTCACCAGAGTATTGGATGGATTTGGTGGTGTGAATTATTTAATTAGACCTTATAGAGGAACTCAAATTAGAAATAGTAGTACTGCATCTTTAGAAGTTCAAGCAATTCGTATTGATGGTATCAATGATATAGAATTAAGTAGTTTAACATATCCAACAAAGGGATGGCCGGATAAACAACTACATATTATATCTCGTTCATCGGATGGAGCTGAAAAATTTGTAAACTTAGCATACGCATCTTCAAGTGGATACATATACGGATTAACTACTGGTTCATTGGGTAGTGGTGAAATAAATTATAACGCAACGTTTAATAGAGACTCGATAGATTTCAGAAGAACGGTGTTTTTGATATCTTCACAATCAGCAGCATCTGGGCCAGCTTACTTAACTTCTGGTTCTGTTCTAGCATCTCAAATATTAGAGGATTTGCAAGATGGATTGGATAGTGGTGTTGTACTATATAATGCTGATTCATTCACAATAAACCCAAGAACGGAATCAACATTTAAACCAGCATTTGCATTTGCAACTGCATCTTTTGCAAAAAGAGGAACGGCTGCATCTGATATAGAAGCAATTACAGCATCGTTTCAGGTTTATCCATCAATGTCAATAAATAGAGATTGGGTTCCTGAATATTGGATGTATTATCATACACAAAGTTTAAATCCAACAATAACAGTTGTTGCAAAGGATGATAATAAAAATATAATTCCATCACAAAAACCAGAAGGAAACGAATCCGAATATGTTAGAAGTCCATTATCTCAAAGTAAAAATTTAACATTAACATTTACATATACTGAACCTTGGACATCTGCATCGGTTAGTATTGATAAAACATTTACAATTGTACCTGAAGGTAAACAAGGAGATGAAAGTATTATATTTGAAGTAAATCCAATAGCAGTAACTTTAGGAGCAAACTCAAGAGGTGTTATAAATGATTTTAGACCTTCAATTACGGATATTAGATTGAAGCAAGGTTCTAGATATCTTGCATTTAGTTCAAGTGCAAATGTTGAATATAATTTGAATACACATGGTACATTTTATTTATTAAATGCATCAACATCATCTATAATAGATACTAATGTTACTGCTGGTAATGTACATTTTACATCATCATTTGGAACGGCATACACAGCATCATTGATAGTGAGTGCTTCATCAAATATGACAGATTTAAGTGGAAGTATTACATATCCATTAATAATACATCCATATTATACATCATCAATATACACTGCAAGTGTTGTTGTAAATTATACTAAAGTATTAGAAGGCGCGCCACCAATTCAAATAGTAATATCACCAATTGCAGCGTCATTAACAGCAGATGAGGTTGGTTTTGTAACACCGGTAGGATATTCAGCAGCTAATACAACAATACAAGTAAAAGAAGGAGATGATTTTTTAAAATTAACAACAACCGAATCTTTTGCAAATGCTGATGCTAGAAAAGGTACATACACAATTAATTCAATAACTGCTAGTAATATTCAAGTTGTAAAAATAGCATCATCATCTTTATCTGGATTAACAGGAACTGTCACTTATAATAGATTTGATTATCCATATGTTTCGGCAAGTGCACTTTATACAATTCAAGTATATCCATTTGCATTAGGAGCTGGTCATCAACCAACTTCATCTATTTTTACTCGTACACAAACATTTATAAAAAACGTAGCAGCTGCAAATGCTCGCTCTTTAGATTTTAAAGCATCATCATATACAATCAATTATAATAGAGATGGTAATAGAATAGCTCCGTTAGAAAGTATTGATTTGACTGTAACTGCATTTAATACAACTGGTTCGTATGTAGCTGGACAAACAACCGGCCCTCAAGCTTATTTATATTATGTAGAACCTGATGGTACTGAAACTTTTTATGATGGTCCTCAACCAATGGAAAGTATTCCACCTGCATATTCATTTACTGGTATTAGTGGACCAGATGCTGCTGGACCTGGTGAAAATAAAACTTGGAAAGTAAAAATAACCGATGGAAAGGCTCCTGCATTTAACTTATTACAACCAAGTGATATAAGAGCAGAAGCACAATTAACAATAGCAGGTGTTAAAGCTGGAAATGATGCATATAAATTAGTAGCATCAAACGAAAGTACTTCTATAACTGCTAATTTATGGACAAGTTCTTTAGATGGGACTGGTATGAAAATTACTACATTTAAAGGAGTAACGCAATTAATAAATGTACATCCATATCCAGCACCAGATGGACAAAATGATTATGATTATCAAAACGAAGTCATAGGTGTTTTGGGATATTCATCCGCATCTATATTTTCAAAATCTGCTTGGATTACACCCGCATCAAATAAATTCCCAACAAGCAATCCCGCATCAATTGGAGATATTTCCGATTGGACTGCACCTGGTACAAATACAACTGGTGAAATTGTTTATAAAGTAGATTTTGAAAATAATGAAGAATATGGCAGAACTCAAACTCAATTTGTAACACAATCATTTGCAGTACAATTCACAAACCCAGCCCCATATATTGTAAACTTGACAAATGAAAACTCATCTGCGGTTTACAAAGTTTCTGGACAATTTACAACTGCTGGAACTGGGACATCAATTAGAGCTTATAGGGGTGAAGTGGAATTATCAAATACATCATCTTTATTGGGTAATTCTAAAGTTGATGCATATGGTGTTATTGGATATCCTTCTAGATGTAGAGTAAGTGTATTATCAAAATCAGCTTGGCTAACATTAGGTGGCGGATTGGTACCCGGAAGTTTTGTTACTGGTAACCCAGCAACAGTACCAGCAATTGCAGCATGGTCATCTCCTGAAACAAACACTGTTGGACAAGTTGTTTATCAAATAGATTGTGAATATACTGGTAGTAATAATAATATTCCTAAACAAACCATATATAAGACTCAATCACTTTCAATACAACAAGAAGGTTCAACTGGACCTGGTATTGTAATGAGAGGTGAATGGAGTAATTTAATTGATTATAGTGGTTCGGTTGAGACAAATAATTCTCGTAGAGATGCGGTTATCTATGGTACATCACCAACAACATATTACGCAGCAATAAGTGGTTCTGGCCCCACAACATATGATAGGAATAATGTTTTTGTTGCAGCACATGCACCAACCGCAGGAACTGATAATGCTTGGTGGCAATATTTGGGCGAAGAAGAATTCTTTGTAGCAGCTAAGATTGCAATATTTGAAGAATCATTTGTTAAAAACACAATCAATGTTGGTAACAACCCTGGTAGTGCTTATGCAAATATTGTATTAGCTGGAGGACGTAATGACCCATATATGGCAATAGGACAATATGCATCTATTGGGTATGGTAATCAGGGTATATGGCAAGGTATCTATGATTTGGGAGGAGGTTCTTATATGCCAAGAATGTCAATGGTCAATTCTGATAATAGTAGATATCTTAAATGGACTGGTACTGGATTAGAAATAAGGGGAGATATTACTGTAACGGGTGGCGATGCAGCAACACAAGGATTTGCAACAAACGCAGCAGCTACTGCATATAATAATGCAGTAACAGCAGCAAATGGATATACTGGAACTGCAATTACTTTGCTTAGTGGTTCTTTGGGAGCATTAGCAGCTATTAGCCAAATCAATAGTGGAAGTGCCGCAACATACATTGGACCGGGTTCTATTGTAACTAATATGGTTGCAACAAATTTAATACTTTCAACAAACTATTCAGCATCAGTTGAAGCTGGAAACTTTTCTGATAGTGGTACATTTCTTAATTTAGCAAATGGTGCTATAACAACTCCTGGATTTGCTTTGAAATCAAATGGACAGGCTTTCTTCAAAGGAACTTTAAACTCATCAGAAGCAACATTTGGTGCATGGACATTAAATGCACAAGCGTTCTATATTACTGCAAATAGTAGAATTAAATTAGATGCAGCAGAAGAGCAAATTCAAGTATTGGATGAAAATGGAGCAGTTAGATTTACAGCAAATACAGAATTAACATTACCAAATCCTGCCGGTGTTCAAGCAACTGATGGTACACCGGGTTTCCCAACCGGAGGAACTACCACTCCATTGGTTATAACACCAACCTCAGCAACTGTTGTTAGTGAGACTAGTACAAATGGAAATAATAATTTCTTTTATACGGGAGTATATCATGAATTGGGCTCATTTATATCATCAGCTAATGGAGGGCAACACAATGTAAGATACACATGGAATCCAGCATCTGCATATTCTTCCGGCGTAGTAGAAGCTGCCGGAAATGCATATTCATCTCTTGGTGTGAGTTTAGTATTAACACCAGATGCAACAAATGATATTGTAGCATATGGTACATCGGATTCTGCATATGCATATGGGCAAATGCTTGGTGATGATTATTATGGTGGTGGATTTGGTACTAGTGGATTTGGATTTGGTGGTTATTATGCACAACAAAACTATGATACTTTAACTGACCCAAAAACATATACTGTTAGTGCAACTTTAACAGCAAGTACTAGATATAGAGTAAAATTACTTGTTTCATATACATTATCTGTTGATGATACGTCTGGAAGTCCTTTCTTTGAAAGTTCTTATGCTAGTTTGAATTATCAGGAAGATGGTGCTAGTGGTAGATTGGTTGTTGAAGCTGTATCAGCTGGTACTATTGTTAATGGTGGTGGTTTTCAAACTGCAGCTGGTGCTGGTAAATTTTTAAAGCACGCTACGAATCCTGATGTAACTGGAATATACACATACGCTGAAGGTGGATTGATGGCAGATAAGTATTATCATAATAACGTTGGTAGTTCAATCGGATATGATGTTGGTGGATATCCTGTGATTAAAGGATATGGTAGATGGACGATGGTCAATGTAACAACTGGTACACCAGCTACACCTTCGGTACAAACTCTCGGAGGATGTATAACATCTTTAGCAGGTGTTGCTCAAGGTAGTTATACTGTAAATTATGCATTAACAAATTCAGCTGGAGGACTTTCTACAATTACACCATCTATATTTGTATTTGGAACAAGAGATGGTGCAAGTCAAAGCGAATGTACTTTTGATTCTGGTAAATTTTCTGGAGATTCAACATTTACAAATTTTAGAACACAAGATAATAACGTAGATACTTTAAACAATATGGATGAATTATCTATTATAGTAGTTATGTAAAATAAAAAATAAAAATTATGGAAGAAAAAATAGTTATTTATCAAAGTAAAGATGACCCAAATATGGGATGTTGGTTAATGCCAAATTTATCATATGATTTAGAATGGATTTGTAAAAGGGATATTCCGGTTGGAAGCCCATATAAAATATTATCATCAAATCAACTACCATTTAATTATCATAACGAAATGGGATGTTATACATTTGACTTTTCAAATCCAGATGGTTGGGGGTCTGGTTCATATAATTTACAAACTAGCCCGATTATATATCCTGGGATATTTGATATGTCACATGATAAATGGTTAGAAATCAAAGCAAGTGGTTCATTATAAAAATAATTATATTATGTTTACATACGATACAAATAAAGCATTAGAAATGTTAAAATCCAAAATTAGAATAAAAAGAGCAAAATTATTTAATGATTTGGATGTTCAATATATGAGAGCATTAGAAATGGGTAATACAACATTACAAGCTGAAATAGTTTCCAAAAAAGAAATACTTAGAAACCTAACAGATATTAATATTGATTCTGTTACAACTAGAGATGAATTAATAGCACTTTGGCCCGAAGATATATTGGGAGAGAATCCGTTTCCTAAAAATTCATAATATATATACTTATATATAAACACTAACGTTATGACACAAAAAACAGCAATTTTATCACAAGAATTAATAGATGACCTAAGAGGTATGCAAATTAGAGCAAACGAACTGGTTATTGGAATCGGACAATCTCATTTAAAATTAAAAGAATTTAAGATTGAGATAAGTAAAATTATGGAAGAACAAAAATCTATGGAAATGGAATTTGAGTTGAATAATAGTAAATTTACAACTACAATTAAAGAATTGGAAAAGCAATATCCAAAGGGAGAAATCGATTTAAATGAAGGAATCGTTACATACGAAGAATAATAAAAAATAAATTTGGTATTTTCAGAATTATTTTGTATATTTGTTACAACAATTAAAACATGTCTAAAAAGAAGTTACTTTACATTTGTCCTCATCTTTCTACTGGGGGACAACCACAATACACATACAAGCAGATTAAGCACTTTATTAATGACTTTGAAATAGAAGTTATTGAAATAAATAATAGTGGTGGAGATGCATACGTTGTACAAAAGAATAGAATTAAGTCTTTGGTACAAGTGCATACGTTGGGAGAAAACAAAATGCCGATTTTAGATATTATAAATGTATTCCACCCGGATATTATACATTTTCAAGAAATACCTCAATTTGACTTACCACAAAATATATTAAATAGAATATTTTCAAATAAAAGAAAATATTTCATCGTAGCAACAACACATGGCTCATTTACAAATCCAGAAGATATTAATTATCATCCTGATAGGTATGTGTTAGTATCCGAATGGAGTAAACAAAAATTTGCTAATGCTAATGTAGATGTTGAATTAGAATTGTGGGAATATCCAATCGAAGATTATATATTTGATAAAGCTGAAGCAAAAAAACAATTAGGATTTGAATCTGATTGGAAACATGTATTAAACGTTGGATTATTTTCTTCTGGTAAAAACCAAGCTGAAATTTTTAAAATAGCAATTGATTTAGAAAAATACAAAATTAAATTTCACTTCGTAGGAAATCAAGCTATGAACTATGAAGATTATTGGGGACCATTAATGAAAAATGTACCAAGTAATTGTGTGGTATGGGGAGAAAGAGATGATGTTGATAAATTTTATCAAGCAGCAGATATGTTTTATTTTAGTTCAACATTAGAACTAAATCCATTATCAGTTAAAGAAGCACTATCTTATAAATTACCTTGTATATTTAGAAAATTACATACATACTTAGATACATACGATAATAATCCATTAGTAACTTATATAAGTAATGATAGGTTTAAAACTAAAAAAACAATTTTAGATATACTAAATCCAAAATTAAAAGAAGGATTTACTGATAAGCCAAAAATACAAATAAAACATTTATTAACAACTCCATATAATGATAGAGAACGTTTTAGTATGAACTCTATAAAACAATTAGAAGCATATGGAATGGATTATGTTCCTATTGTAAATGAAGTATATACTGATGTTGCTCCATCTGAACATTGTAGAAGACCCGAACATATAAGTAAAGATAATAAGCCAGGAGAATTATATCCTGGTGCTGGATTGGGTTGGATAACTGGTAGACATTATGGTTGTTATTTAGCACATAAAATGGCAGTTGAAAATCTTAATAGAAGTTATGATTATACTTTAGTATTTGAAGCAGATGGATATATTAATTCAAGCGTTGAAGAATTTGTAGATATTGTTTATAAATCATGTGAGATAGCAGATAACGATGATGTATATTATATAGGATTGGCTAATAATCCAACTAGATATAGAGAAGATGTTAATGAGGATTTTATTAAAACAGGTCACAATCAAGACCTTGCTCATTGTTACTTAATTAGAAACAGAGATAGAGAATGGTGGAATGATAGAATTAAAGATTCCGAATGGGATGTTGGTGATTTGTGGTTTAATCATATATTTTATAATCATCCACAATTAAGATATACAACTAGAAAGGAATATAGTAAACAGGCCGAAGGATATTCTTTATTAGATGAAACAATTAAAACTTGGGATTAATGATATACGATAATTTAAAGAAAAATACAAATAATATAAAACCTATTAAAAACAAATTAATATATCATTTTGTTAGAGGTCCTTATGTAGAAATAAAGGGAGATAAACAAGCTGATTATAAAGTTGAGTTTTTTGATAATAGAACTGGTAAATTAATATATACGGGACACATTAAAAATAATATGTGGACTAAATGTAGTATTGAATATTTTGTAGAATGGAAAATTGTTATCTATGAAAACGGAAATTTGTGGAATGAATATGTTTACAATGCAAATGGTAAACGTGTTTATATTTCATTAGATTCAAAAGCATTGGGAGATAGTTTAGCTTGGTTTCCATATGTTGAGGAATTTAGAAAAAAACATAATTGTGAAATTGTAACATCAACATTTATGAATAATATGTTTATGGAAAAATATAAAAACATAGAATTTGTAAATCCTGGTACGGAGGTTTACAATTTATACGCTATGTACACAATTGGAATATTTTATGGAGATAATGATGAAATAAATTTACATAAAAACCCAGCAGACCCAAAAACACAAACAATGCAAAAGATGTGTTCTGATATTTTGGGATTGGATTTTGTTCAAGTTAAACCAAAGATAAAAGAAATAAATACAAAAATAGATACTAATATAAAGCAAGTTTGTATTGCAATACATGGGACTGCACAACCTAAATTTTGGAATAATCCAGAAGGATGGCAGGCAGTTGTTGATTGGTTAAATGATAGAGGATACACAGTTAAATTACTTTCAAAGGAAGGTGATAACTATATGGGAAATAAATTACCCAGTGGAATAGTAAAACATCCAAACGGCCCAATTGAATTAGTAATGGATGAAATGAAAAAATCAAAAGCATTCATTGGTATTGGTAGTGGGTTGAGTTGGTTGAGTTGGGCATTAGATGTACCTACTGTACTAATTAGTGGATTTTCTTATAAATGGGCAGAAATGCAAGATTGTATAAGAATTGGAGCTCCACAAGGAAAATGTGAGGGGTGTTTTAATAGATTACGATTAGACTCAGGTGATTGGAATTGGTGCCCAGACCACAAAGGAACTGATAGACAATTTGAATGCACTAAATCAATATCATCATATCAGGTGATAAAAGAATTGGAAAAATTTTTATAAAAAAATAAAAAAAACATATACTTATATATATAAACAATTAAAAACAATATTTTATGGCAGGATTAGATAACGTCCCACAAACACAATCAATTGAAATTGCAATTGCAAAAATTGAAGAAGATGTTCTTAAATCAATGAACGAACTTAATGGTAAAATAAATTTACTTATTTCGGATTTTGGTCAAATTTACATTCGTAAAAAGGAATTAAGTGAAGAACTTATTCGTTTAGATGATATTGTTGAAAGAGCTGAAGATGAATTTAAAGCAGCTAACAATCAAATGAAAGAAATTGTTGACTCTTTGGATGACCAATACCCACAAGGTAGAATTAACCTAAAAGAAGGTACAATTCAATATCAACCTGGTGCACCAACAAGAAAACAATTAGAAGAACAACAAGCACAAGAAAGACAACAACAGTCATCTGACTTGAAAGTTGTAAAAGAATAATATCTAATATTTATATAGCAACAACTATATAATGGGAGAATTATTAAATTTTTTAGTAGAATCAATATTATTGGAAGCGGCTCCAATAGACAAGCAAATAGTTGTCTATTCGGGCCGCTTTCAACCTTTCCATAAGGGTCATTTCGCAACATATCAAAACCTTGTAAAGAAATTCGGGTCTGATAGTGTTTACATCGGAACTTCTAATGTTACCGATTCAAAAAAATCTCCATTTAATTTTAACGAAAAAAAAGCAATAATGATGAAGATGTTTGGGATACCATCATCTAAAATTGTTAATGTTAAAAATCCATATGCTCCATCCGAAATCCTAAACAAATATAATGAAGATAAAACTGCTTTAATAGTTGTAGTTGGTGAAAAGGATGAAAATCGTTTGGGTGGTAAATACTTTACTCCATATAAAGGTAAAGTAGAAGAACCCTATTTAGTTAGAGGATATGTTTACGCATCACCATCTCAATCAAATCCTATTAGTGGTACTGATGTTCGTTATTGGTTAAGTGCTGGTAGTGAGGAAGAAAGAAAGAAAAACTTTACAAAAGCTTATCCTAAGTTTGATGACCAAATATTCAAAATGATTACTCTTAAGTTGAAAAAACTTAAAGAATGTATTAATGAAGAAATCAAATTAAACGTAAAAGTTGGTGATACTTTGTTAATGGGTAAATTTAAAAACAAAAAAGTACTTGTTAAATCAATAGGTGAAGATGAGTGGGGAATGCCAACAATCAATGGTAAAAAAGCAGTAACATTCAGAATACCTAAGAAGGAAAATTTAAAGGAGATGGGACTTGGTGGTGGGGCTGGTATTGGTTTAAGTTTACCTGGTGGATATATTAATGGAGCACCAAAAGCTGATGATGTTAAGAAGGTTAGTAAAAAACTTAACAACAAAGGAATGAGTGGATATGAGAAAATTGGTGAGAATGCTGATTCCGATATGATACAATGTTCTAAATGCGATTGGGAATGGAAGAAATCCGAAGGTGGGAAAACTCCATATACATGCCATAAGTGTGGTAATGATAATTCAAATTTATACGAAATAGCAGTTCAGATTGATAAAATTCCTGGTGGGTTAGCAAATAATAAAACTACAAAAGATTTAGCAAACAAATATAATGTAGAACTTTCCAAAATAAAAGAATATCTTACAAAAGGTATTAAAGTTGAAATGGAGCATACATCTGATATAAGATATGCAGCGGAAATAGCAATGGACCATTTATGGGAAGATTTAAAATACTACGATAAATTAGCAACTATTGAAAATACAATAGATGAAGCTACAAGCGGTGTACTTGATGGAACTCCAACATCAGGAGCCACATTTAATACAACTTGGGATGATTTTGATAATCAAGATTATTATTTACATAGTTTAGAGGGATGGGGTTTAAAATATGAAAAACCATCTGAAATAGAAAAAAAACAAGCAACTGACCAAACACTTCCAATTGACCAGCAGAATGATGGAAAAACTCATAAATACAATCGAATTCAAAAATATAATTTAAAATCCCCATCTGATTTTTTAAAAGAAGGATTTACAAAAGGACAATTGTTTGCTGGTAAAATGAAAGTTGGTGGAAGACCTGTAAATGTAGAAGTTGAATTGGTGGGTTCTGATAATAAAACAAATCAATTTATAACTAAAATCATATTTGTTGATAAAGGATATGAAAGACAACTTCCAATAGGTTCTACATTACCAATACCTGCTAGAATATTTAGAACACCTGGCGGAGGTTGGAGAAAAATTAAAACACCATCTGCATTTGAATCTACAAATGAAGCTACTTCATCCGAAATACTAAAAGATTTAGATAAAGTAAAAACTGATTTACTTAAAAAAGCAGATGTATTAATTGCAAAAAAGAAAAAACTTTATTCTAATGTTGATATAGAATCTCCAATGAGTGCGGATGAAAAGAAGTTGGATAAAGATATTGCAGATATATTTTCTCAAATAAACCAATTAGTTCTTCAAAAAAGAAGTTTAAAGAAAGAATCAGTAAACGAATCACTATTATTGGAAGGTGGGGCTTATGGTCATATGAATCATCCGTTTGATATTGAAATGAACCTTACATTTGGTGACCTTAAATCAATTGTAACTAAAGCACTTAATGGTGATTTAGAATTGACTAGAGAGAAGACTGATGGGCAGGCATTAGCGGTTAGTTGGGTAAATGGTAGATTAGTTGCAGCTCGTAACAAATCACATCTAAAGAGCAAAGGAGCTGGTGCTATGACAATAGGACAGGTAGCAGATAAGTTTGCTGGTAGAGGTGGATTAACCGATGCATACAACTTCGCTATGCAAGATTTATCAAAAGCAATAGCAGCCCTATCCGAACCACAAAGAAAGAAGATTTTTAAAGATGGTGCATGTTTTATGAATTTGGAAGTAATATACCCAACATCAGTAAACGTAATTCCTTATAACCAACCACTTTTAGTATTTCATGGTACATTTGAGTATGATGATGCTGGTACTATTGTAGGTGAAAATCAACAAGCAGCATCTATATTAGGTGGTATGATTAAGCAAGTAAACGCACATGTTCAATCTAAGTACACAATACAAGGACCACCAATGACTAAGTTACCTAAATCCGAAGACCTGTCTAAATTGCAAGGAAAATATTTGGGAATGATTTCAAAACTACAATCGGAATTTGGATTATCTGATAACGATGGTGTAGCGGATTATCATCAGGCTTGGTGGAGTAAGTTCGTAGAAAAGGGTGGAAAAAAATTAGATGCACAAGAAAAAATAGGATTGGTAAAAAGATGGGCATTTAATGATAAATCATTTAGAATAGCAACAATACAAGACCCTAAATTAAGAGCTTGGGCTGAACAAACTGATAAACAAGACCAACAAAAGATATCAAAACAAAATCTAATGAGATTTGAGGAGATATTCTTAGGAGTTGGTGCAGATGTATTATCATTTATGGAATCAGTACTTACTGCAAACCCTGATTCTGCCAAAAGACAAATGGTAGCTCGTTTACAATCAACAATATCTCAAGTAAAAGCAAGTGGTGACCCTAAGAAAGTTGAAAAACTTAAACTGGAGTTACAAAGATTAAATGCGTTGGGTGGATTTAATAAGATTGTACCAAACGAAGGTATTGTATTTGTCTATGGGGGTAACACATACAAACTTACAGGTGCATTCGCACCCCTAAATCAAATTTTAGGAATTTTCTTCGATAAATAATCGTTTTCTGAATTTTGATATACTTATATATACAAATATATTGTAAGTAATATGGCAAAGGAATTCAATAAAAAGTTTATGCATCCAACACGTAGAAAGTTGGTGGATATGGTAATGCATGGTGCTGAATATGAAAAGGAATCATTTATTTCATTTTCTGGAGCAGATAAAGAAATTATAAAACGTAAGGTTGGTGAAAAATGGACTGATGATGATGGTAAATCTTGGGAGCAATTAGAGGCTGGTAAGGTACAAACATCAGAATTGGGCGATATAATGGCTGATGCAAGAGCTTATTTAGATAAGTTAAATACTTGTAAATCGGATAATTGTAAAACAATAAAAATAGGTAGAGTTGATAAAAAGTTAATATCTAAAACAGGATATTGTTTACATTGTCTTACAATAAAAGAATCTCAAATTAAAGTAGATGGGTTGTGGGAAGCATATGAAAATTATAAAATATTTTCTAATATGATTGCACATGGTAATGATATAGTAGCTCAATTTAAACAAGCTTATAGAGATGCAAAACAAACTTATGAAGTAGTTCAAGAAGATGGTAAAATTGAAACTTGGAATATGGAAAGAGATGTTGAAGAACTTAAAGCAGAAATCCTTTTGGAAATTATTAAGTTTGAAGGAGAAATTGAACAAGCTACTAAATTAAGAAATGAGGCTTACGATAAATTAAAAGATAAAAATTACGATTTAGTAAGACCACTTAACGATTAGTATGAGTACTGGTATAACACAAAAGAAATCTCTAAAAGAGATTATTGCAGAAGAATACAAAAAGTGTGCTACTGACCCAATACACTTTATGAAGAAGTATTGTATGATTCAGCATCCGGTGAGAGGTAAGATACCATTTCACCTATTTCCATTTCAGGAAAAGACTCTAACACAATTCGCAAGTAATAGATTTAATATAGTTCTAAAATCACGTCAAACTGGTATTTCAACTTTATCGGCTGGATATGCACTTTGGAAAATGATATTCAATTCCGATTTTAACGTATTGGTTATTGCAACAAAGCAAGATGTGGCAAAGAACTTAGTGACAAAGGTAAGAGTGATGCATGAATTGCTTCCTAGTTGGCTTAAGAACGGGTCTATGGAAGATAACAAACTTTCCCTTCGTTTAACAAATGGTTCTCAAATTAAGGCTATTGCTAGTTCTCCAGACGCAGGACGTTCTGAAGCATTATCACTTCTAATATTTGATGAGGCCGCCTTCATTGATGATATTGATGAGATTTGGGTGGCAGCTCAATCAACTCTTTCAACGGGTGGTAGTTGTATTGCATTATCGACTCCCAATGGTGTGGGTAATTGGTTTCACCAAACTTGGTTAGGAGCTGAGGAAAGTAGAAACCCATTTAATACAATAAGATTACATTGGACAGTACATCCTGAAAGAGACCAAAAATGGAGAGACCAGCAAGAAGAATTATTAGGAATAAAGAAAGCAGCTCAAGAGTGTGATTGTGACTTTGTAAGTTCTGGTGAAACGGTAATTGAACCGGAAACGTTAATGTTCTATAAAGAAACATATATACAGGACCCAATTGAGAAAGGTGGATTTGATGGAAACCTTTGGAAATGGGAACACCCTGATTACTCTAAATCATATATGGTAGTTGCCGATGTGGCTAGAGGAGATGGAGCCGATTATTCTACATGTCATGTAATTGATATTGTAAACGCAACTCAAGTAGCTGAATATAAAGGTAAAGTTGATACAAAAGATTTTGGAAATTTCTTAGTAGCACTCTCAACGGAATACAATGATGCACTTCTTGTGATAGAGAATGCAAATATTGGTTGGGCAACAATTCAGCAAGTAATTGATAGAGATTATAAAAACTTATTCTATATGAGTAAGGATTTAAAATATATTGATACTGAAAATCAAATGACAAATAGATATAGAGCTGAAGATAGAGGATTAGTAGCTGGATTTTCAACCACTTCTAAAACTAGACCTTTAATTATATCTAAATTAACTGATTACTTTAGAGAAAAATCAATTACAATTCGTTCTTCTCGTTTAATAGATGAGTTATTTACATTTGTCTATATGAATGGTAGAGCAGAGGCTATGAAAGGTTATAATGATGACTTAACAATGGCATTTTCAATTGGTTTGTGGGTCAGAGATACAGCACTTCGTTTAAGACAAGAAGGAATTGATTTAACTAAAAGTGCAGTTGGTGGTATTACTTCGCATACATATAATGGTATATATGGTGGTGGAAATACTATGGATGATGACCCGTGGAGAATGAGAGCTGGTGATGGATTTGAAGATTTAACTCAATGGTTGTAGTGTTTTGATAAATTACGATATTTATATCATATAATGTCAAAATAGGATTTTGTAGAAAATAATAATAAATTATGGCAGAACAAGAATTGGATGATAGAAGTTTTTTTGGTAGGTTAAAGAAGTTATTCTCAACCCAAGCTATCGTAACCGTTGATAAAGATGGTAAACGTAAGGTTGTGGATACGGATGAACGCCAGATGAATACAAACTTCGTAAATCTTAGAGATAGATATACAAAGTTACAAAGGTCTTTTAATGAAACGAATCAGGGTGCACAATCAATGGCATACCATCAGGTTCGTAGAGAATTATTCAGAGATTATGATGCTATGGATAATGACCCAATAATAGCATCGGCATTAGATATATACGCTGATGAATCAACTACTAAAGATGAGTATGGTGATGTATTGACAATCAAATCATCAAACGAAAATGTAAGTTCAATCCTACATAACTTATTCTACGATGTAATAAATATAGAATTCAATTTGTGGCCTTGGGTAAGAAACTTAGTTAAATACGGAGATTTCTTTTTAGCATTGGAAATTGCAGAAGGTAAAGGTATTGTAAATGTATTACCTTATTCGGTATATAATACTGAAAGATTAGAAGGTACTGACCCTAGCAATCAAAACTATGTTAAGTTTAAAGTTGAATTAGATAGATTTGGTAAAAAAGAATATGAGAATTATGAAATGGCTCACTTTCGTATGTTATCAGATACTAACTTTCTACCATATGGTAAAGCAATGATTGAAGGTGGTCGTAGAGTTTGGAAACAATTATCACTTATGGAAGATGCGATGTTAATTCATCGTATTATGAGAGCACCTGAAAAGAGAGTATTCAAAATTGATATTGGTAACATCAATCCACAAGAGGTTGATAACTATATGCAAAAGATTATCAACAAAATGAAGAAAACTCCGTTTGTTGATAAAAATAGTGGAGATTACAACTTAAAGTACAATATTCAGAATCTTACCGAAGATTTCTTCTTACCTGTTAGAGGTGGAGATAGTGGTACGGCAATTGAAAATTTAGCTGGACTGGATTATACTGCAACTGAAGATATAGATTACTTAAAAGCAAAATTATTTAGTGCATTAAAAATACCAAAAGCATTCTTAGGATACGAAGAAGGTATTAGTGGTAAAGCAACTCTTGCAGCTCAAGATGTTCGTTTTGCTAGAACTATTGAAAGAATTCAAAGAACTGTTGTTAGTGAATTATATAAAATAGCAATAGTTCACTTAGCATCCCAAGGAATTGATGATGCTGAAATGACAAACTTTCAACTTACTTTAACTAATTCATCTACAATATATGAGCAAGAGAAAGTAAACCTTTGGAGTGAGAAGACTAGATTAGCATCCGACCTTAAGGGACTTAATATGATGTCTACTGATTGGGTTTATAATAATGTATTTGGTATGAGTGAAGATGAGATAGATATGGAAAGAGCTAAGATGATATTAGACCTTAAAGACCGTTTCCGTTATAACTCAATCGAACAACAAGGACAAGACCCGGCCAATCCACCTCAACAACAAAATGTGGAGGAGGAGATTGAAAAAATGAAGCAGGAGATTGTAGATAATAAAGGTGGTAGGCCAAGAGAGGGAAATACCTACGGAAAGGATAAACACCCATTAGGTAGAGACCCATTGGGTAACAAAGAAAACGAAAAAGAAAGAAAAAGAGAAACTCGTACATTTGAATCAAATAAACGAGTTGCAAAAGAATATATTAATGGTATTTCAGCAAAAAAGAAAATTTTAAGTGAAAAAACACAAAAAACGGACCTTTTAGATGAAAAAAACATATTAGATGACACTAAATTTTAATAAACATTAAAAAGTTTATATTTATATGTGTTAGTTTATAGACGTAGGTTAAACATAGGGTAATAAATGAAAAAAATAAAACATTCCAAAGTTAAGAATACTGGGGTGTTATTTGAGCTTTTAGTAAGACAAATAACATTAGAGGTACTTAATGGGGACAAAACTGAGAACGCAAAAAACATAGTAAAAGAATTCTTTGCCGCAGGTACGGAATTAAATAAAGAATTACGTCTTTATGATTTACTATTAAAAGAAAAATACAATTCTGAAAGTAAAGCTGAAATGTTTGTAGATACTGTATCTCAAGCACATTCTAAATTGAATGAGGTTAAATTATCAAAAGAAAAGTATAGTCTTATTAAGCAAATTAATGAGAAATTTGAATTAGAGCAATTTCTTTCATCCCCAATTACCAATTATAAAGTATTGGCATCAATATATAAAGTATTTGAATCTAAAAAGTCCGAAAACTATGATATTAAAGATGTATTTAATTCTAAGGTAACCCTAATTGAAAATATTATAGCTAGACCATCAACTAAAACTAACAAAGTAGAAGATACTAAATTAATAGAAACCTATAAGCAACAAGATAAAGACCTACGATTATTAACCTATAAGATTCTTGTTGAAACATTTAATAAAAAATATACAAATTTAGATTCAAAACAAAAGAATTTATTAAAGGAATATATAAACAATATTTCAAATACATCTAAATTTAAAGATTATATTTCAGTAGAATTACCAAATATAGTATCTGAATTAAAATCTATAAAAGCAAAGGTTGAAGATAAAGTTACTACAATTAAATTATCTGAAACTATTTCTGTTTTAGAAAAAATGAAAATGGGTAAATCTGTATCTGATAATCAAGTTTCATCTATTATGCTTTCGTATGAGCTAATCAAAGAATTAAAATCTAAAGTAAAATAATGGAAGCTAGATTAAAAGAAATAATCAGAAGTATAGTTAAAGAAATTCAATCTGAAGAAGAATTGGACGAAATGTCTGTAACTGGTAATGTAGCTGGATATAATACACCGGCTGCATTTTCTAAACCTGGTCAAACTGCAAAGAAAAATAAAAGATTAGCTAACGTAACTGGTGGTGAGGTTGTTGATGATTTAGAAGAAGGAATAACAAGTAGTGCTGGTGCACCATTTACAAAACCATCTGATGTTGCTGATAAGAACGCTAAATTAGCTAAATTATCTGGAAGCACAATTGTTGGTGAAGAAAAGGATTGGTTAAAGAACGATGTTCCTGCTGATTCTAAAAAACCATTAGTAATAAAACCAACAGCAACCGATTGTAATGATTCTGGTGAAATAGCAGATAAGAGTGGTATGGAATTGGTAAAGGCTGATGATGAGGCTAGTTTAAATGAAAATCGTTGGTTAGCAATTAAAAAAGAAGAAGGTTCTCCTAAAGCTAAAATGAGTAGAGGTGTAACATCTATCAAACAACAATTGGGTGAGGTAGAGAAATTTGTTAACTGGTATTCTAAAATAAAGAATGAGAGTGGGGTTAAGAAAGGAGATTACTATAAAAGAACAAATAAAAGTTTACATAAGATAAAAGAGAGATTAATGAATCTTTCAGAAAAAATTAGAACTTTATAATATGCCAGCACAATCAAAAGCACAACAAAGATTTATGGGTATGGTTCATGCAGTACAAAAAGGAGACATGGAAGCACCATCTAAAGAAGTTGAGAAAGCAGCTGATTCAATGACTAAAAAAGATGCTAAAGATTACGCATCTACATCACATAAAGGTCTACCAAACAAAAAAGAAAGTATGAAAATAACTAAAGAAAGACTAAAAGAATTAGTTAAGGAAGTAATGACTGAAGAATCAGAATATCAAGCATTCTTTGCCAAAGCATTGGAAAAGTCTGGTAAATCAATTCCATCTATGAGTGATGAAGAAAAGAAAGCATTTTTCAATAAGATAGATACCGCATGGAATGGTAAGGGTGAGAAGAATGAGGAATTAGTTGGTGGCCAAAAAAAATTAGATGTTGATAAGGATGGTGATATTGGAGCAGATGATTTGGCAGATTTAAGAGCTGGTAAAAAAGCAAATGAATCAGTAAACGAAGCTTCAGATTCATTAAAGTTAAAGGGTATTAAAATTAACAAAAAGAGTCCTGTTACTTTTGTTTTAGAAATTAGTTTCCTTATTGGTAATGAAGTTGTTATAAGTTATTTAACTACTGGAACATCGCAAGATGCTCAAAAAATAAAAAGTAAAGTTGAAAAAGCATTTAATTCTGGAAAAATAATTTCTCCATCAGGTATCGGCTATTACGCATATAATGAATCAGTATAATATGAAATCACTATTAATAGAAACAAACCTATTTGAAGGTAGGGTAAACGAAGATGAAGGAGGAAGAACCCTAGTAAAAGGAGTTCTACAAAGAGCATCTGCTGAAAACCAAAATGGTAGAGTATATCCTAGAGAAATATTAATGAGAGAGGCTAAGAAATACGAAATACTAATTAAAGAACGTAGAGCATTAGGTGAATTAGACCATCCTGACTCTACTGTAATTAATTTAAAGAACGTATCTCATAACGTAAGAGAAATACATTGGGAAGGTGATGACCTTTGTGGGACAGTAGAAATTCTACCAACTCCATCTGGTAATATCTTAAAAGAATTATTAAAAGCTGGAATCCTATTAGGTATCTCATCAAGAGGCATGGGTTCGGTAACTAATATCGGAGAAGGTAAAGTAAAGGTTCAGGATGACTTTGAATTGATTGGTTGGGACTTTGTATCTAACCCATCTACACATGGTGCATTTATGGTGCCTGTAAACGAATCTGTTAATAGAGGTTTACAAAAAATAGGAACTGATGTTTGTGGTGAGTACTGCAAAGCACAGGATTTAATGAGAGAAATAATAACTGAAATAGCATAATAATGGCAAAGAATTTCGACATATACGATTTTGTACACAACAATAAGATAACCTTAAAAGTTGATGCACCAAAAGGAACTAAGGTATCTAAAGCATACAATGATATCCGTAAAACTAACTTGAAAGAAGTAAAGATAGTAAATGGTAAATTCAGCTTAGCTGAAAATTTAGAAGATAGAAAATTATCAAACGAAGTTAAAAAACACTTCTTAGAAATTATTTCTACTTACAATACTTTTCAAGACCAAATGAAAAGAAAATCAGATATGAGTGAAGTAGCTGATACATTAGGTGCTATCGTTGAGGCTGCAAAGGAAATGACTCTAAGAGAGAGTGGTGATTGGTTCGATAATGTGACTGTAAAAAGAAATATGCAAGAATTGGATAAATTAGGTAAATCATTTGATAAATTTGCTGTTGAAGCAAAAGCAATGGATGAAAGATTACATTCTTTATATGAAGATATGGGTCACATCTTAAATCGTTACTATGAAATTGCAGATATCAGTACTGATACAATGCATGAAAGATTAGGAAATAAAAAGAAATAATTATGATTCGTTTAGGAGGATTGGTATCACAAAAAGCATTTGGTAAATTTGAAATGGGTAAAGTAGTTTCTAATCCATTTGCAACAGCATTCGTTAATGAAGCGGAAGGTGAAGACCATGAAGTTTCTATGGCAAATAATTCAATAGATACCATTATTAAAATGGCAACGGAATTGAAAGCTAAAATGGGTGAGGACGAAAAACAAATTCCGGCTTGGATTCAAGACCATATAGCTAAAGCAGAAAACTTAATTTCTCAAGCATCTGGAAACTATCACGAATATGGTGATTCAAACGAAAATATTAACGAAGCACCTAAAAAATTAAAACATACTATTAGTAAAAAAGAATGGTCTAAAATTCCTAAATATAATAAACATATTGGAATGGATGGTGTTCATTATATTATGAAATATGATGATAAACTTGGAACATATTTACAAGGTGTAGAAATAGTAGATGAATCAATAAAAGAAGCATCACCTTGTTGGAAAGGATATAAGCAAGTTGGTATGAAAGATAAAGGTGGTAGACAAGTTCCAAATTGTGTACCTAATGAATCGGTAGTAAAAGAAATTAGTGGTAGAACTCCAAAGATTTTTGTAAAAACAGCAGCAGTTGAAAAAAAGATTAAAGAATTAATGGCTGATAGAAAAAAAGCAGTAGTTCCTTATAATAGTGAAACTGACCCTGCTAAAAAAGAAAAGTTAAAACAAATCCTTATCAAATTAACTAATCAAATTAAGGGATATGAAAAGAATTTAGTTCAGTTAAGAGATATGGAAGAAGAATACCTTCAACAAATGCATGCAGACGCTGAATTAGATACGACTGGTCTTTAATAAGTAAATTTAATAAAATATTTTTTGATAAAAGCTTGGTTATTCCAAGCTTTTTTCGTATATTTACATATGATTAAGCCTTTCTCAATATTAGATACAAAAACTAAAGAATGGCAGGACCGTAAGAGGTACTGGATACAAACCTACAATATTCAATCAGAATTAGGTAGGGAAGATACCGATAGTAGAGCCCGTTTCTGGGAAGATAATACAATTTCAATATTTGATGCAACCCTTTGTGAGCATATGTATCAATGGTTCACTCCAAAAAAAGGTAAGATTTTAGACCCATTTGCCGGCGGAAGTGTTAGAGGTATTGTGGCAACTGAAATGGGATATGAGTATATGGGTATTGATTTATCCAAACAACAAATAGAAGAAAACCGAAAGCAATCATCTAAACCAAAGTGGGTAACTGGTGATAGTGATGAGATGTTAGATTATTTAGGTGATGAACAATTTGATTTTGTTTTTACCTGTCCACCTTATTATGATTTAGAAGTTTATAGTGATAATCCGTTGGACATATCAACTATGGAAGATACGGAGTTTGATGAGAAGTATTTCAGTATATTAGGAAAGGCTGCAAAAAAGTTAAAGAACAATAGATTCTTTGCAGTAGTGGTATCGGAAGTAAGAGAACAATCCCTAACTGGAAATTACAAAATAGGAAAGTATAGAGGGTTAGTATCTAAAACTATCCAAGCTTGTGAGAAAGCTGGATTACACTTCTATAATGATATGATTCTATTCAATTCACAACATCAGGCTGCTAGAGTGGTTGATACATACTTCAAAAGAAATCGTAAGGTAGCATCGGTTCATCAAAACATATTAGTATTCGTAAAAGGAAACCCTGATATTGCCGCAGAAGATATTGAATTTGATGGAACTTATCAATGTGTAGTAGATGGTAAACAATACAAATCATTTAGAGAAGCAGCTATTTCAATAGACCCAAATACATTAGTAGCTACCGAAGTTGAGAGAAGATGTCGTTCAACTAAATCCAAATACAAAGAGTGGCAAATCATTGGTGAGGAAACAAAACCACAAATTAAATATGAAGTTGATGGAATTCCTTTTGAGAATCCAAAGCAAGTATCAGATAAATTAGGAATATCCGAATCTGATGCAAGAAATTATTTTGAATCAAATAATCCTGTATATCGTCATTGGAAAAAAGTAAATCGTAATGATATTAGTTATGATGATATGTTTGATGAACAAACTTATTCAAAGATACAATTACAACTTCCAATTATAGAATGTGAAGGTGTTCAATTTTATTCAATTATAGAAGCAGCCAATCACTTTGGTTGTTCAGATGAGCGTATCCGCCAAAAACTTAAATCAGATAAACATTCTGGATTTATTTATCTTTTCTAAAGAATTTTTTAGAAAAATTACGTTTTCCTAAACTTTTACATATTTATTGATACAATAACGTATTTTATATACGTTTTCCATTGGTAATGAATACTCACCTTTATGTGTAGTGACCGAAACGCCAATAAAAAATTCTATTGAAGTCCACAAATACAATGACTTCAGAAATCCGATAAATAAGGAAACAAATGGCAAGTTCAAAATTGTTGAAAGAAGCAATTGCTGATGCTAAAGCTGTACGTGAAACTGCTATCGCTAACGCTAAAATCGCATTAGAAGAAGCATTTACTCCTCGTTTACAATCTATTCTTTCTAAAAAACTAACCGCTGAAATGGAAGGTGAAGAAGAAGAAGCAGATGTGAATGAAGATAATGATATCTCTACTGGTATTGGTACTGGTGATAACAAACAACCGGCAGACAAAGCAAATTCAGCACAAACTGACCTAAGTGGTATTTCTAAAGAAACTTCTCCAGAAGGTGAAGAATTAGAAGACTACGATAAAGTTAAAGACCTTACTGAAGGCGAAGATGAAGAATCAGAAGAAATGGGTGAGGAATACTCAACCGAAGATGATGAGGAAGCACCAGCTATGGAAGGTGAAGATGAAATGGGCGAAGATGAATTAGATTTAGAATCTATCATCAGAGAATTAGAAGCTCAAATCGCAGGTGAAGAATCACATGATGATGAAGCACCAGCTATGGAAGGTGAAGATATGCCGGTTGAAGAACCAGCAGTTGAACCAACTGAAGAACCAGCTATGGAAGCAGATGATGCAGAAATGGCTGATGATGAAATCGACTTAGACGAAATTCTAAGAGAAATGGGATACGGAGAAGATGAGAACTCTGAAGAAGACAAAGCTGAAGATGCAGGTGAAATGAAAGCTGAAGTTGCAAAACTTGAGACTGAATTGGCAGAAGCAATCGCAGTGATTAAATCTTTGAAAGGTACAATCAACGAAGTAAACCTTTTAAACGCTAAATTATTATACGCTAACAAATTGTTCAGAGGTTATAACTTAACTAACGAACAAAAAGTTAAAGTTGTAGAAAATTTAGACAGAACTTCAACTGTAAGAGAAGTAAAATTAGTTTACGCAACACTTTCTGAATCAATGAAATTCACAGGAACTGAAAGAAAAGTAGCACAAGTAAAGAAGAACATTACCGAAGGTATTGCTTCTAAGGCTCAAGCTTCAACTGCTCCTAAAAAAGAAATCATCGCAGAAAGTAATGAATTAGCAAATCGCTTTAAGCAATTAGCTGGTATCATAAAATAAAAAACCCATAAAAAAATAAATAAAAATGGCAAATTTTGATTTAAGCAAACTTATGGAAGGCAAGAACCCACAAGCGGTAATGTTAGCTGAGACTCGTCAGTTAAAGAGCAAATGGGAAAAAACTGGCCTTTTAGAAGGTATGAAAGAAAGAGACCAACACTCTATGGCTGTTCTATTAGAGAACCAAGCTAAGCAATTGTTGGATGAGGCAACTCAAACAGGTACATCATCAGGTTCAGAAGAATGGTCTGGTGTTGCTTTACCTTTAGTAAGAAGAATCTTCGGAGAAATCGCATCTAAGGAATTCGTAAGTGTACAACCTATGAACTTACCTTCAGGTCTTATTTTCTTCTTAGACTTCAAATATGGTTCTGCACAAGGAGCTGAAGGACAATTCGGTGGTAAATCACTTTTCGGTGGTACTAACGCAACTGGTTCAGCATCTAACTTTGGTAGAACTGACGCAGCAACTGGTGGTCTTTATGGTGAAGGCCGTTATGGTTATTCAGTAAATGACGCTAAAGTATCAGTAGCATCTACTGGTAATGGTGTATCTACTGGTAACATCATTTCAGCATCTGCAACATGGGCTGATTTAGGATTTGATGCTAACTTCTCTGCATCTGTATCTGCTGGACAAACTGTTGGTAAGATTGTTAAATTAACAATCCCTAAGAGCGCTATCTCTGCAACTGCAGATTTAAACGCAGTTCGTTCATTCCAAGCTAAGAATACTGCAGCTGTTGCAGCATTCAACACAACTAACTCAACAATCGGACAATTTAACTATGTGTCTGGTGATAACGTTGTATTATTCGTTTCTGCTTCTTCATTAGCATTAGCTGGTGGAGCAACTGAAGTTATCTATTCTGAAGTTCCTGTAGCTTACGATAGAGGTGATTTCGAAGATTCTACTGCAAACTCTGCTGGTAACACAACAACTGCATTAGATATTCCTGAAATCGACTTAGAATTGAAATCAGAGGCTATCGTTGCTAAGACTCGTAAGTTGAAAGCAGTATGGACTCCTGAATTAGCACAAGATTTGAATGCATACCATTCAATCGATGCTGAAGCTGAATTAACTTCTATGTTATCTGATTATATCTCTTTAGAGATTGATTTAGAAATCTTAGATATGTTAAAATCAAACGCTTTGACTACTGAATACTGGTCTACAACTGTAGGTGAGGAATATGTACAAGGTACTTGGTCTAACATCGGTGGTTCTTCTAACGCATACACTAAGAATGCATGGTTTCAAACTTTAGGTGTTAAATTGAACAAAGTATCTAACAAGATTCATCAATTAACATTAAGAGGTGGTGCTAACTTTATCGTTGCATCTCCTGATGTTTGTACTATTTTAGAATCAATCCCTGGATTCGTTGTAAATGCAGATAAAGACGCAATGCAGTTCGCTGCTGGTGTTACTGCAGTAGGTTCTATGAGCAATAGATACACAGTTTACAAAAACCCTTACATGACTTCTAACGAAATCTTGATGGGTTATAGAGGTAACAACTTCTTAGAGACTGGTGCTGTTTACGCTCCATATGTACCATTGATTATGACTCCATTAGTGTATGACCCACAAAACTTTACTCCACGTAGAGGTGTGATGACTCGTTACGCTAAGAAAATGGTTCGTCCTGAGTACTATGGTAAGATTTATGTTAAAGATTTAGCATCTATCTAATCTAAAGTAATTCTTAGATAATAAAATTGGGGGAGAAGAAATTCTCTCCCTTTTTTTATGTCTTTTTTTATTTTTACCCCTTTCCAACATTTTAATATTTATAAGAGTATTAAACCGAATTACTTATGGCAGCAGGAAAATACTCTTTTATAATAGAGCAAGGAGCAACAACAAATTTTCAAATTAATTGGAACGATGAATCGGGTTCAGCAGTTGATTTGAGTGGTTATCAGGCTAGAATGCAAATCAGACCGCTTGTTGAATCATCTGATATCTTTCTTTCACTATCATCATCATTACAATCTGATGGTACGGGAATCAATTTAAGTGGTTCTAATTTTATAACTCCATTAGCAAGTGGTTCAATTGGGGTATATATTTCTGCAGCATCTTCATCCGCATTAAATTTCGGTGAAGCATTTTACGATTTAGAATTGGTAAAAGGTAATGAGGTTACCCGTTTATTAGAAGGTAAAGTTAAGTTATCTAAAAACGTAACCCGATAGGATGTCAATACAAATAGAAAAAAATATTACAACTGTTCAAGTTGAAATACCAAAAACAAATGTTGCAATTGAAACTGCAGTAACGGAAATAACTGTCCAAACTTCACAACCGGAAATAATAATAGCAACGGCAGGAGTTCAAGGACCGGTAGGACCAAGAGGTTTTGATACTGGTACTTCAGGAACATCTGGTACAAGCGGAGTAACCGGCACATCGGGAACTTCTGGAATAGGAAGTAATGGTACATCGGGTACATCCGGTTCAAACGGTATAACTGGAGCAGGCGGTACGGCTGGTTCATCTGGAACATCAGGTTTAAATGGTACATTCTTTGGAAGTAGTGGAACATCTGGAGTAAGTGGAAGTGGTGGCACAAGTGGTACATCAGGAACTTCTGGAGTAAGTGGAAGTAGTGGGACTAGTGGTATAAGTGGTAGTGATGGTACAAGCGGTACATCTGGAACAAATGGCACTTCGGGAACGTCTGGAGTAAGTGGAGAAAATGGTAGTAGCGGTACATCTGGAACTTCTGGTGTTAGTGGAGAAACTGGTAGTAGTGGCACATCAGGAACATCTGGAACTTCTGGATTAAGAGGAGATTCTTTATTCGCACTAACTGGTTCTAAATGGGCAACAACAAATACAATAGAGATTACGGGTTCATTAACAGTATCATCATCGGGTACTTTCACAAATATCGGACCTGCAAATTTTATAGGAAATCAAACAATAACTGGTTCATTAAGTGTAAGTGGTAGTTTAAGTATTGGTGGTGATGTAAGTGTCCAAAGTTCTGAAACCATAGGAAATTTTATAGAACAAGGTATATTTGTAAATA